TTCCTTTAAGTGACCCAGCATTGTATGGAACATACACTGAGACAGCTGTATCAAGCACTAATGTATTACAATCTCAGGCAAATGACTTGAATCAATACTCAGATATAACTCTAGTTGTTAATACAAATAAGAATATACCTAACAGATACATTAGATTTCATGATTGTTTTCCTGTTGCATTGGGTTCAATTGACTTTGAATCTGGCGCTGATTCAGAACCAGCATTGGTCAATGTATCATTTAGATTCTCATACTACGACATCGCAGACAAGTCTTAAACCCCCTTATAAATACTAGGGTATTGTGTTATAATGGTATATTATGAACTTAGAACAATTGAAAGCTGAATGGGAAAAGGATTGTGAAATCGATGATATTGAACTCGATTCTGCATCTCTAGAAGTTCCCAAACTACACGCAAAATACTCAGACGAGTTAACCACCAAAGTATTACTACTCAAGAAGTATAACAAAGACTACAATGAATTATTGAAGTATAAATGGTTATGGTTCACAGGTAAGTTAGATGATGATACGATTCAGAAGTTTGGTTGGCAAAAAGACCCATTCGATGGTCTAAAAATTATGAAGAATGATTTCAATTACTTCTTCAACTCAGATAAAGATTTAGTAGAATTAAAGTCCAAGATAGAGTATCTCGAAGTCACTGTAGACTTTGTTAAGAGATGTATGGATAATATTACATGGAGACACCAGACAATTAAGAATACAATCGAGTGGCGTAAGTTCATGGCAGGTCAATAATGATATTAAAGAATCACGCAATTATCTTTCCAGAGTATTTCACATCACATGAATGTGAGTTAATACACGCTGTTGCAAATCAGATAGATGTTGTTCCTGGTCTCATTGGTAATAAAGATAAGGATCCAGATGCACCACCAGACCACTTAGATGGTAATGACGATAACTATATCAGACAATCAGATGTTAAGTGGATAGAACACAATGTCATGCCTGATGATATTCAACAAAAGATAACAGATGGAATCAATCAAGCGTGTATAGAAGGAGATTGGTTGCATCAATGGGACCATGTAGAGAATCATCAATATACAATTTATCATCATAGACCAGATGCACCAGTCACAGGAGATTTCTACACATGGCATACAGATGCTGGTGATAGTGCTCAGTCACATGGTGGAAGAATGAGAAAGTTGAGTTCAACAATTCAACTATCATATCCAGATGAATATGAAGGAGGAAACTTCCAATGGATTGAACCAGTTGGTATATTTGATAAACTTAAAACAACAGGAACTCAAAATATCAATGTCGATCCATATATTAAGACTGCACCTTTCAGTGCAAAGGCAAGAGGAACACTTATAGTATTCCCTTCATTTGTGCATCACCAAGTCACGCCAGTGACACGAGGAACAAGAGTATCACTAGTTAGTTGGTATCATGGTCAACCATATGTCTAATCAAGTCTTTGTCTCAAAGGTAGACGAATGTTTTATGAAAGTTGAGTGTGACGATGGACTTGCACGAGACTTATATGACTTCTTTTCGTTTACAGTTCCGAACGCAAAGTTCATGCCTTCCTATAAGAATAAGTTTTGGGATGGTAAAGTAAGACTATTCTCATTAAAAACTCGTAAGATTTACATAGGACTATTACCCTATGTGGACGAGTTCTGCCGAGAAAGAGGGTTCGAATTTGGTGGTATAGAAGATGTAATAGGAGATAAACAAAGGGCAACAGAAGAGTTGCATCAGTTTATAGAAGAACTAAACTTACCTTTCTCACCAAGAGATTATCAGATGGAGGCATTTAGAACTGCTGTGCAATATGGCAGGCAACTTCTTTTATCTCCAACTGCAAGTGGTAAGTCATTAATCATTTATATGTTGGCACGATACTATAATACGAAAACTGTAATCATTGTTCCTACTACTTCACTAGTGGAACAAATGACAAAAGATTTTATAGACTATGGATATGAAGAGAGAGTATGTAAGATATATCATGGTCAAGAAGTATTTGATGCGCCAATTACAATTACAACATGGCAATCATTTAGTAAAGCACCTAAAGAAGTAATGCAATCATTCGACATGGTTGTCGGAGACGAAGCACATCTATTCAAAGCAACAACACTAAAAGGCATCTTAGAGAAGATGAAGAAGACTGCAATTAGAATAGGCACAACAGGAACATTAGATGGTTCAGAAGTTCATAGATTACAGTTAGAAGGTTTATTTGGACCTGTTAAGAAAGTTATATCATCTTCTGAACTTATGGAACAAGGAACAATCGCACAAATCAATATTGATTGTTTGATACTGCAACACCCTAAACAGAAGAAAGGAACATATCAAGAAGAGATGGACTATCTTGTTAGTTGCACTGCAAGAAATAACTTCATAACTAATCTAGTCGCAAGTCTAAAAGGTAACACACTTGTATTGTTTCAATATGTTGAGAAACATGGCGAAGTTTTATATCCAATGTTAGAGAAGAGAGTAAAAGATTTACATTATGTTTATGGTGGAACAGATACAGAAGATAGAGAGTCAGTTAGAGAATTAGTAGAGAAAGGAAAAGATTCTGTTATACTCGCATCATATGGAACTTTCTCAACAGGAATTAATATCAAAAAGATTGACAATGTAGTCTTTGCAAGTCCTTCTAAATCTAGAATAAGAAACTTACAGTCGATTGGTAGGGGTCTTCGTAAGGCAGAAGGCAAAGATAATATGAGATTATTTGATATCGCAGATGACTTAGGATGTGATAATTATACCCTTGCTCACTTAAAGGAACGCATAAATATATACAACGAGGAAAGTTTTCCTTACGAACTTAAACAATTTGAGTTAAAATAAATGGCGTCACCAACAGACCTAGTTCCAGAAAGATACGAAGTTATCAAACTAAAAAGTGGTACCGAAGTGGTCGGTATGACTAGAGACCTAGGAGACAAAATTGAAATAACATTACCTATGATATGCCAGTTGTCTTTAGTTCCAGGCACGCCAAGAACAAATGCAGTATTCTATCCCTATGCACCATTAAGTGCCGAAGAGAAAGTGAATATACCCAAGTTCGAAATAGTCCACAGAAATTTAATGAACGAGCAATTCGTTCCATATTATGATGATGCATCTTCTAAGTGGATGGATATGATTGAAAATAAATCTATACCATTAGCGAATACAGAAGACTTAAAAGTCCAAGAAGTGATGAGAAGACATTTAGATAGAATGTTAAATGAAAATCGTTTTCTAGATGCACCAGATGAAGAATTCATAGAAGATATATTAGAAGACATGTCAGATAACAGAGACATTGAAGAATTCAAATATGCACTTCCACCAAAAGAGAAAAAGAAACTTCACTAATGCATAAAATACCAATGTGGTTATTATCATTACTAGTTTATACGATTGGTGGTGGTCTTATGTTTTTAATATTATTCTACGGATAAAAAAATATTTTACATTAAGCATACAAACTTACTAAATAGATTGTGTATCATTCTTAGTGATACAAATATATAATTATTATTAATAACGGAGAAACCATGACGACTGCAATTATTGAGATTGCGAAGAGCATGGTGGGCAGATTCGAAGACCTAAGAGAAGTTCTACCAAGAATCATTGAAGCAATTGAGTTCCTAACACTACTGACTCTTCCAATATTATTACCATTTGGAGTAATGTTCTTAGCTACTTTGGCCTGGTAACAGACCATTTTTATATTATGTCAAAAGAACGCAAAGACAGCTTAAGAGATAAGGCAGAGGTAACTATACTTTGCCTTATCTTTTTAACTAGCGTATTGTCAATGGTCGCACAATGAAAGAGTTTCTAAATTATTGGACTAATATATGGGAGTTCTGTAAGATGTATCCTGGTTGGGCAATTGCCTTTTTCCTATGTGGATATATAATGGGAGTAGTCTACTTCTAATGTTAGATAAACTAGAAAAGATGCATCCTATGAGAATGGTGTTCTATGCATCAATAACTCAAGTTGCAGTATTAGCATTAATGTTAATAGGAATGAAACTAATCTATATATTCACTTAATAGCTATCCTGACCGCTGGCACAAAGCTATTTTATCATACAACTCCTGGTTCTCACAAGGGGTTTTTTAAAATAAATAAATAAAAGAAAGGTGGAAAACCACCTATCAATATCAACTGAACCCTAGTATAATAACTACATCATGGCAAAAAACGCAAAACAAGGTGAACACTATGTCAATAACAAAGAGTTCACAGCCGCAGTCGCCGAACACAACGCCGCCGTT